ACTGGATTAGAACTTTTAACACAAAAGATGTAGAACTTTTATTTGGCCCTGTGGTTAGATTAAATGATATTGCACAAAAACGTGTTAAACGAAAAAGCATTCAGTTGGTTCGTAAACTCAAGTAATACATTTGTATTGTCTGTAAATTATAAAGTCTATTAATAGATAATTAATCAATAATCCTGTTGTGGTAAGCGACAGTCCTAAAAGTGACGGTATCAAATATAAAAACAATAATATTTTAACGATATAATCTAAGGCAAGTTCCGGAGGTGAACTCCAAAAGGGCCAACTACCAAGATCTTTCTTTGGTGGCTTAGGTCTAAAATCTTCATATTCAGGTATCATAATAACTCAATCTTTTTTTTAAGTACACCAATTAAATTATATAATCCATTTCTACGTTGCGGTGTTACTAATTGAATAAATCCTAACTTGGTAAGATCGTCTTCATTAAACTGCTGTGCTTCTTGTTTAGAACAGTCTGTAAATATATCACAAACTATTGTAGCAATACCTTTAGGAATCATTGCATCGCTATCATAGTAAACTTTAACTTTGTTTTCGATTAGGCCAACATCTACCCATATTTTGCTGATGCATCCTGGAACAAGTTTATCATCTGTTCTTAGTTCTTCGGGTAGTGTAGTTGCTTTTTTTGCTAGGTCAACGAGATAGGTTAATCTATCAGTGCCTTCTAATAGACAGAGATCACTTGCCCAATTATCTATCTTTTCCTGTATCATATAATCCATCACAAATTAAATTCATATGCACTATAATAGCATGTGCATATGCAACTGCATGTGCTTTCTTAAAGTAATATGACCCGTCTTCAGGCTTTGTCCACACTTCTGCCATCACTGTATCCCACGACTGTCCAAGTAGATATCTTTTTGCTGGACGAATGATTGCTAGTACTGCCGCTAGTTGTTCTATGCTCGTTGGTTTCATTTTTTGAAGAATGGAACTGTGTTCTGCGACGTGAAATAATTTGTTGCTGAAGTCTGGCTCTGTTAGTAATTCCCATAACGGTTCCTTTGCTAGTAAACTATTTAAGTGTTCTTCACTTTTTACATGTTCGTATATATGAACATTAAGCATATCGATTTTAAAATAGCCGCGGGCGTCTGCTTCTTTATGATCTAGTGTACACAACTCTGTAAATGGATTCATAGGAGCATTATGAAAATAAACACCCGTGTTGTGTTTTTTCATTTCATCCTTTTCTAATCGTGATGCACGTATATGCTTAAATTGTTCAAGCACTTTATCACGATCATAAAAGTCTAAATCAATATCAGGCATAGAATTCTTTAAACTCTTTGTACTTCTCTTTTAGTTCTGGTGGTACTGTCCACTTGAACACCTCAATCAAATGTAGGCCACTAGATTCAAAATCACTAGTTTGTTTAAAGTTTTTCTTCATTCCAAATCCTAATCCACCTTTTGTTTTAGTATGTATCTTTGGATCGTATTGTGATACGTCTTCGTATTTTACTTTTTTTCTAGGCAATGTCTGTTTCCTTTATTATTTCTTTTACTAGTTTAACATCATTATCTTTATTTGTAAAGACTTTTTTCCAATATAAAACATCCAAAGCAGGTTCAATTATTGTGAGATGCTCATCATTAAAACTTCCTAAAAGTTCAATACCTGCTTTTGAATTCAGTAATAGCCAAGGACTTACACGCCCATATCTAATATCATTCACTGCCCTATTATGATTAACATATTTGAAATAATCATTAAATGGTGCTTCTTGTTTATCGCCCCAATCCATCATTGTTTGTAATGATCTTTGTACAGCACCTTCAACGGGCTCTATTCTAATCATCTCAAATAGATATGTATCATACAATTCGTCACGACACCAATGATCTAACTTAACACCACTTTTAATAACAAAATCAATAAACTTTTCTGGGTATATACAATTTACATTAGTTACAAAACTACCAAATTTAACAAATGCATTATAGTAACTGCTCTTACAAAAATCTTCGTATGTTTTTTCTTTTGTTCTTTGAACTATTGTATAGAACTTGTTGAATGTTAAAAAGCCTACTTGTACACGTTTTTCGTTCTTTTGTAAGTGTCGACGCTTAGGCTCACACATATGAGCCATTAAAGTTTTTTCTAACTTAAATCCTTTTCCACAGTGTATACAAACGTGATCTTTATTTTGCGTTTGGGTCATGTTCATCCATATATGTTTTTTGTTCGCTTTTTGACATAATACTTGATAAGGTTGTTGCATCATCTAATTTCATATTTGGGTTTTTATCTAGCAAAGTCTGTGTAAATTTATTCTTTGCCTGCTTCTTCGGTGCCGCTTGATACTGATGAAAAAAGTTTTCATAAGCACCACACATTGCCATTAATTTCCATAGTAAGCCTTTGTGATTCTTACTTAATGTCCAATGATTTTTATTAACGAACTCATTACACATTTCTAAATAGTGTTCTTGAAAAAATTGATCTCCTTTAACACTACTAACGTAACGCATAGCGATAAACGGAGCAAACAACTTTTTATCGTCATCACTCAATCTACTATACCACTCTTTGTCACGCTTATCAACTGCACGTAACATTGCTTTTAAATCTAAAAATTTCTTCTTTTCAGCCATTGTAACCTTCTGGTAATAACACATAATCATATGCATCTTTTGTATATACAGTATAACCCCAACTTAATAACAGGTCAAGTGATTTTTCGTGCCCTCTTGAAATTTCTTTATCAAATACTTTGCCTTCATAACTTACTTCAAGAACAATAACCGGTTTATGTTTCTTAATGGTTAGTTCGGCTCCTTCAACAACTTGTTTTTCATGACCTTCTACATCAATCTTTAATAAGTCTATTGGTTCTAACTCTAAAGAGTCTAACGAAACTGTTTTAATTTTTATTATGTCCCATTTCTTTTTATTTCTAAAATTAGGACTTACAATTTGATTTGTTTGTTGATCTAGTTTGCCTCCCATAGCAAAAAACATTTTTCCTGGTCTATTACTAACACCAACATTATGAAGAACTACATTTTTATCTTTTGTATTTGTAACTAGTTCTTTGTAAATTACTGGAGTAGGTTCAAATGCTGTAACTTTTTCCCAACCTAAATCAAATAGTTTGTTTGTAATCAAGCCAAGATTGGCACCAATATCAACAGCATGAGTTTTTTCTTTATCAGCAAAACACTTTGATAAATGCCTAAGGTATCTTGTATTTTTAGCCATGCTTAACTCCTACAATATTCATGCTCATCACAATTCTATTTTTATTTACGTTATTCTGTTGTACTCTATGTGATAACCATGCTGGAAATAATAACACATCGTTAGTGCTACATGGAACTTCTTGCCAAAAATCTTGTTTACTAAAGTCTGCATGACTGCGTGGCATATATGTCCAACTTGAGTGTAAAGGATTTCTAAATTCTATATTTCCGCTATTGTCTGGCTTATCTAAATATATACTTGCGGCCATGTGTGATGGACTATGATCATGTTCTACAACAAATCCGTTTTCGTTAGTAATGTTAGTCCAACTATTCATTACTTCCAAAGGTAAGTCTTGCATGTCCCAATTTTTCCAAACTTGGTTAACAAGGGGTTGTAACCAAAGCATAAAATTGTGTAGTTCGTCCCACATATGCGGATCAACTGCATTATGATTAGCATTAGTTTTTCCGCCGCCTCTCATACTTCCGGCGTTAGGTGGCATAAGCATAGTTTCTTTTGTAGCACGAGCCGCGGCACTAGTTAAATCTCCCGGATAGTTTGCCTTCCAAACAAGTGTTGGAGTTGTGCTAACTGGTTGTATAGTGTCGTGGCTCATACTATTACTTCTCGATTTTTGTACCTATTGTACGGCGATGGATATCATCGTGATTAAACTCTGCCCAATATAGTTCAAATGCTACACCGTCTTCGATGCCCTCAAATTGATGAACCTTGCCCGGCTTTACTTGTGTAAATTCTCCTGGACCAAGAATAGTCTCATCTACTAGTCCGGCTTGATCGTCTTGCCAAACACGCACAAGCATCTTGCCTGACTCTACAAAGAAGCCATTCCACTTGTAACGATGCTCATGCTCTGAACATTTGTATCCTGCTTTGTATTCAATACGGTGAAACTCTAGTACACCGTTTGCGTGGATCAATTCCGTTTGACCCCAAATTTTTCCTGCTTTCATTGTCATTATCCTTTCTCCTTCTGCATACGTAAGCGTTCTTTAAAATTATTAATTCTCCATCCTTTATAGTTGTCTAAACGACGGAATTTTTCTGTTGTTACTAAATGATAATTTAGTTTTATATCCTTATTTGTTAAAGGTATTAGTTGTGCAATAGGTTCGCCAGGTTGTATACTAAACCTATTACCTGAATTTAAGAACAAGTTGTAGTCTGCAATATGTGTATACTTAAAATCAATTATACCAGGACTACTCCAATGACTTAATGGATTAGTTTGATGCCATTGCGGTTGAGCCCATATCCATTCAATACTTTCACTTGTTTTAATTCTCCAAGGTAGCGGCAATTTAATATGTTGATATCCTGGCTTGTGATTTTCGTAATCTTCTGCTGTATGGCTTAATGGTTGTGAATATTTTTCTGGAAGTATATCAAATGCAACTTTACCATCCATAAATTTTTGAATTGTGATACTAGCAGGGCTAGGAATAATAAAACCTTTTTTCATGTAACCTATGATAGCAGGACATGTTTTCATGCCAGCAACTTCAAGTCCGTCTAAATGTATGTGAGGATGTGTGTCTGGTCTGCTTGTTGGTAGTTTCTTCCACCAATCAGGAATAAATTTCTTACTATGATCCGGCCGGAACATATCGTATGCATGTTGATCGTCTGTGTATAAATCTACTTCTATATGCTTTTTAAGTGAACTAAACATTTAAAATAACAAACTAAAATCTAAATTTTCATGATTTCTGCTAATTTCTTTTACAAAGAACGCACACATAGGGTTGTGTCCTTCTGTTAGCGGTGTCGTTAAAAGTTGTCCTGGCTTTAGTTTAGGAAAGTACCATTTAACATCTTGGTAAACATTGATAACATCAACATCCATAAACTCTGGTCTAAAACTTTTTAAAGGGTTAAATGTGTATGCTTCAAACCCTCTATCATTTAAACTTGTAAGTTGAATTATTTCTAAATCGCCTGCCTCACTATTACCTACAACCATACTCCATTCAAGAGGCATAGTTACTTGATGTTTACCTACTTGTAATACAACAGCAGGTGAACTAAAACTTTCTAAGTAAATTAAAGGTACAAAAAAGTAATCCGGTTCTTTTGGATCACTGTTATCTAAAACTGAATATCGAATATCCTCAGTTATTTCTTTTGGTAAGTTATTTAAATTATAACATTCATTGTCTAGTGTTAATATTCTCATTTATTCTCCTAGTCGATTGCTATCTTTTCTATAGTGAAAGGATAGTTCGCTTCTTTATAAAACTTCTTTCTCTGAGTAAGATGTCTTTTAGCAAATTTACATCTACTCGTTATATCCCATATTTGCACATGATCTTTATCTTCGGCCTTTCTAATCCCTCTACCAATTGATTGTATCACTCGGACAAAAGACTTGCCTGGCTCGATAAGTACGAGATTAAAAATACGAGGAATATTAATCCCCACACTAGCAACTCCGTATGTTGCAATCAGTACCTTGTTAGTCGCGTCTTTGATTTCATCATATTGTTCCTTACGATCATTAGTTTTTGTTACACCACTTACAAATACACTACCTTCTATATTAGATTGTAACATATTTCCTGCGGAAATCCTATCGACAAGTACCAAAGTATTGCCATTTTGAGCAATTTTTTCTACCAAACTAGATACCCATTCAATTCTTTTTTCATTAGTTGTTAAGTATTTCAATTCTTCTTGATAGTTTCCAAAAGATTGAACATCATCTGTTTGTACAATGTTTACATGACAGTTTGCTAGTACACCCTTCTCTTGTAAATCACTTGCACTAATTTGATTAATAACTTCTCCAAGTCCTGCTCTAATACCTTGAAACTCAAATTGTTCTTTTGGGATTGTTCCTGTTAATCCCCAACGTATTGGAACATGTGCAAAGTTCTGTGTAAGAAGTTGTTTCAATACATCGGCTTTTGCTTGATGAACTTCGTCAACAATAATACATTTTACATCCGCCATTGCTTCTTGAAATGTTATAGCCGCTTCTGCATTCTTTGTTTTTTTACTTAGAATATTTAAACTTTGCCAAGTACAAATTGTATGTGTTCTGCCTAACTCTTTTCTGTCACCATAGTATACCCCTACATCTAATCCTACATTAACATAGTCTTCTTCTGTTTGTGTAACAAGGCTCTTGTTAGGAACAATAACCAAACTACGTCCATATGGTTCACACAAGTGCGAAAGCGTAGCAGTAATAATTGTTTTACCTGCACCAGTTGCAACTTCTTGTAATGCTTGTGGGTTAGATAAAAAGTTATTTACAACTTCAATTTGATAATCACGTAATACAATAGGTTGTCCTTCCGCTACATGTCCTTTAGGCCATACTGCGCCTTGATCCTTCCAATAGTTTTCAGTAATCTTATTAAACTTTAATTGTGTAGGCTCTCTTAAATCTTCTACTTCAACATACACACCTTTGTTTTCTAGTTCTACTAATACTTCTTCTAGCATACTAACATATGTAGTTCCACCTAGTCCAAAGAAACTTACAGTACCGTCCCAACGTCCTAATTTGTATGCAGGCAAATAACGAGCATATGGAATCTCATATTTAAACTTATTAACTAGATGCTTACGCATTGATAAGTCTAAGTTTTCAAACTTAACATTTACTTCATCTCTAATAACAAGTTTACAAGACGCCATGATGTTTATCCTTAATTGATTTTGTACCACTAGTATACACTATTAATGACTTGCTGTCAAGCCATATCTGTGTTTTATAATGGCTCGGCGGAGTTGATAAATTCACTAAAATCAAATCTGGATTAATAGAATCTTGTAAGAATGTTTTAGGAATCTTTTCATTTATAATAATAACATTACAATTTGGATTATAAGAATTCATTTTATAATCTTTAATCATCTTGTTTGTGTCTGGATTTTTTTTGAATCTAAATGCTACACAAGTATCTATATTATTCTTATCTAGTATTTCCATCCAATCAATTAAATCATCAGGCGCATAACTGCTTACCATTATTACTGTTGTCTTTGTAGACTTAATGATATCTAACGTTGCTTCTTTTGATATAGTAGATTGTGCTGTTGCCCAGTTTGAATGGCTTTCATACATGATACGATCTAAACTTGTTTTGTTTTGAATACTATCAACTACTGCATCACTAAAGATTGTAATACCATAACGCCTAGCATCAAATATTGCTTCTCTAACATTATCTGTTTGATTAATTTCAATATCAATTGGTGAATTTTTAATATAGTATTTGTTATCTTTAACATCCAGATGAGGATAAAATTTGTCAAAGTCTAGTGCTTGTTTTTTAATATGTTTAATTTTTTCAAAACAAGTTTGAATAGGATCTTCAATTGTAAACTTTTTACCTTTTACAGCATCACACAAAAATTCAACATTATCTTCATTTAATGAAAATGCCCAAGTTTTATCATCAGCATTATAATCTCCTGAATGATATGGTTTTGATTTACGTTTTTTAAAGGAATTAACTAAATCAGGAATGAAGTTACTTTTACAAACAACAGTATCACCGTTAATATACAATGCTCTAGTTTTATCAATTACTCTAAACGGATTCTTAAATATTTTTTCATCATAAATTTTATCAGCATCAAAGCCTGCTTCTTTGAGAAGTGATTTATATTTCTTAACTAATCTTAATCCAATATGACTTTGTTTTTCAGTAAACGGGCTTCCGTTGTGTAACTGCATTCCTAGACTTTTTGTTATTTGTGTGTCAAACATTTGTACATTTACAGCCGGCCATTCCCAGTTAGCACTGTCATGTGCATTCGAGAGGTATATAAGACAATCCTCGATAGTTTGAGTAAAGAAATTTGCTGGCGGCTGTTTTGCTATGATAGGTTCAAACAAGACTATGTCTCCGTATTAAATTATTAACTACACTGTATATTATAGCAGATTATACAGATTTGTCAATCAAAAGTTCTTCTAACTTAGGTGTTAATCTCGCCAAAGGTTGACCACTAGATATTTCGTCGACAGTCCATTCTGTGTATGCATAGTCATTCAACCATTGAGTTCTATCTGGAGTATTAGGATTATTAATATTTTCTACCGAATGTTCGGCAACATCATATGCCAAACTTGCTGGACCTACAACTGCTGGTACACCATTTAATACAGCATGTATTCCAGGATTACTAGTCCAACTTACTACAGCATATGTATTATGTAAATTAAAATCAAAGTCATCGTACGAGTTTGGTACTTTAATTGGCTCTTGTCTTTTTACATTTATAAATTCGTGTTCTATTCCTGGAAGTCTACACCGTGGATGAGGTCTAAATATTATCGGCCTAGCAGTTTGTGCTCTAATAGTTTTTATAGTGTCTAATATCCATTTTGACATAGGCGGCATATCTCGCCATTGATGACTGCGATCATGTTGTCCGCATAGTATTATATCTCTACCACCTAAGTCCCAAGGTCTTAGAGAAAGACCTAGTTTAGTTGCTCTAGTCGAGTCGTTTCCGGACTCACCAAAGTACGCTTCTCTATTAATACCATTAATTCCAACTTTCCAAGTCGTGCCTCGTTTAATGCCCCCTACTTCTAAGACCACGGTCGGTTTGGATTGTTCCATGTTCCTTTGCCAGATACTTTTATTCTTAGCCATTCTGCCAGACCAAAGAACGCTCCAAATAACATCAACATC